CTGGGTAGCACTGTTGTTAGCTACCTCGATGTCGTCAGCTACAATGATGTCAGCACGAGAACCAGTAAGCTGTGACGTAACACCTAAAGATTTCACCGAGGGTGCGTGAGAGGCAGGCGCTGGGCCTACGTCGAAACTAATCTTGGACTGACGTTGGTTGTCCTTGGGGCGTAGGTGCTGAAGGATGGGCATCTCGTTAATGAGACGCAAGGTGAACGTACTAAAGTCATCAGAGCGGGTCTTAGAGGCAGACACCACAAGGATGTTTAGAGAGGGGTCTAGGAGCAACTGGTGAACCACATAAGCGGAACAAATCCAGCTCTTACCACAACCACGGAACGCCTGAACGATGGTACGCCGCTCATCATTTTGCATATAGTCAGCAATGTCATACTGAAGGGCTGTAGGCTCTGGCAGGTTGAGTTGGTTCCAAGCCAGATATAAGAAGTTCTTAAAGTCCTTTAGCTGTGGGGGTATTTCCATACATTACTTGTTACGCCCACGGTTCTCGTTCTTTGATTGAATCCGCAGGTTAGATGTAGAGTTATTGTGTGGGTTTCGGTCACGGTGGTCAACGTCTTTACCCTGAACGGCTGCCGCTCCGTGCTTCTTAATGGCAAGCCTACGTGCTTTGTTTCTGCTACTTCTACGAGCTCGTTGTTCGGGCTTTTTGTGGTAGCTGTTGTATTCCTTTTTGTAGTCTCGTTTCATTTTATTGGGACATTACCTTGTCAACGCCGTCATCGTTAAACGGAAGCATACTGACTAGGTTAGCCATAGGGTTGTCATCCTTCATTGCTGCGTGGATGTCGTTATCTTTAAGTAGTTGTCTAGCGGCATTAAGGTCACTCGGAGATGCCTCACCACTCTCGATGCGTTTAATGAACTCGTCAATAAGTAGGTCTTGTAGCCCTTGAAGTTTTTGGTTTTTATCAGTCATCGCCTTTAAGTTCCTTATAGATTTTAATACCGAGCCACACGAGGGTCATGATGCCCACTGCGATAGCTACGGCTGTGTTGATGTAGTCGAGGGTAATTGTACCGAGGAGCCCAATGGTTCCTACGGCGGGAGTTAGATGCTGAGAGTTCATTTTAGGTTAAGGCATTAAGAGGGTTAATTATTATGCGAAAGCTCGGAGAACTACTTTCCATTTTGAAGCGGTAGGGGTAAAAGTAGTAGTGGTCGCTTTGTTTGTTAAAACTAACGACCCGAATGTATTAAACCCTACTTTAGTACTGTTCATGTATGTAGGAGCAGAACAATCGAGTTCGTCGCCTACAGCATAACCACCGTTGGCTTGTTTACACCTAACAACAGCTTGAACGAGCTTAGGAACAACTCCAAGACCGTGTTCTACTTCTATTCTCATTGCGTTGTCTTCTACGTCCTGCTCAGAGCTTTCGAAGAAGTCACTAAGAACACCGCTAATACCAGCCTCCCCTTGGATACCTTGAGGCCCCTGTGGGCCAGCGCTTTCAACCACGGTAGAGGCATTCTCAGAAACCTCTTGAGACACAAACAATCCTTGTTGATACGCTGTGTCGAGGTCACGCTCAGACAACCGAGAGCCATTCTGGAAGTCCACTAGTTGGCTTGTAGCAGTGGAACGATATACACGAACCTTTGTGTATGTGCTAGGAGCAGCAGCAAGTGTAATAGTCTTCGCTGAAGCGTCCCTAGAAGCAACATCAAGGGATGTGTAGTAAGTCCCGTCGTATCCTAGAGCGTGAACGTCATCAACGCTGATGTACTTGAAGGGAACGCTGAAGGTAGTTCCAGTTAGTCCAGAGGTGTATTCGATATATGAGTTAGCCATAGTTGTTAGATTTCTTGGGTTGTTATTAAAAGGTAATTATTGGAGGTTGAGGGATTATTTAATTTATTATGTCAGCGAGGTTAGGCTGTCCGAAGGTCTTTAAGAAGTCACCGTTTCCATAACGCTCAAGCTCATCCTTTAGGGTGATGTCGTCCTTATTAATGAAACGACTGGTGATTGCTATGTTGTTTAAGATGTCTTCCTTGGTTTTGTCGTAGTATTTACGCATCAATTTATTGAGCTCAAAGAGCCCTTCGTTGATAAGCTCTCCGTTTGCGTCAGGCTTAGGGCCTTCATCAAACTTAGCTCGCCATAGATTGTTTGTGATGAGAGCGTAGACAGCAGCGTGCATCGTTTTGTCTCCAATCTTGGTTTCTTTGAGCTGTTGGTCGAAACGATAGGTCATGCTAACACCTCTCTCATCCACAAAGTCTTTCATACGAACACCTGTACGAAGGTATTCTGGCTTACTTTGGATGATGCCCGTTATGTCGCTTCCAACGATGTTATCAAAAGTATCTCTGGTCTTTTTAGCGTCTGGCCATTGCCGCATAATGTTGTTTTGGATAAATCCACGGGGGTCGCTGATGTCGTACCCGAAGTAGTCCGTCTTAAAGTTACTGATGCCCATTCCAAGCGCACCGTAAGCCAAGCGGTCAGCAAAAGAAGACCCCTTTAGGTCAACCATACGTCCAGCGTTGTTGTATTGCTGGATAGCTTTCTTAACCTGTGCGGGAACAGGGGTATAGCCTGAAATCATAGAGCTTGCGGCAACCTTACGTTGCTCATCGCTACCTAGGATTTCTGTGATTTGTTTAGCCCCAGTAGACAACGGTTGGTCGCCCGCCATACTCACCACAGATTTCACAATAACATCCATAAGGCTTAGGTCTTCGTCCAAGATGGTTATACCCGTTTGAGCCTCTTCCATCCTGATTTTTACGAAAGCAGTAATGTCGCCGACTACGGTCAATGGAAACGCAGCAGGGCCGATGGCTTTGTAGTCCATACCAAACAGTTTGAACGGTTTCACGTCGACCAGTCCCATCTTTTTCTTTTGGTCATCGTTAAGGAAACTGAGGGAGCCTGTAGCGTTACCCGCCCAAGCCGCGGCTCCCATTAATCCAGTCAGCTCAAGGGTCATCAGGGCGTCTGCAAGGGTGTCTGAGTTAAACTGGATACGACGAGCTTCTAAGCGGTCAATCTTTTCAAGTAGTTCCACTTTAGCTCCATTTAGACCATTGATTGCTTCAAGTCCCTTCTCATCAAAAGGGCTGTCACCTCTTTTAGAAGCTACACTGTCTAAAGCATTCAACTCTAATTGAGCTTCTTTGATTTTGCGTATGTAAGGGTTAGCGACTACGTTTCCGCGGGGCATTCCTAACACACGAATAGGCGCACCCAACCAAGCTCCACCTTTAGCCACACCACGAATAGGAACACCGATATAAGGCATGATGGCGTTAATAGCGAAGCTAAACGGGTGGTCAGTTCCTGCTAGTTGTTTGAGAGTCTGGACAATTTTCTCGCTATAAGGCGTAACTACTTCATCAATATTATCGCTATTAGCGGCAAACAATAACTCACGACGAGCTAGGTCAACCTCTTCAATATATTCGTGGTTAGCCCGAAGCACCATCAAACCATCCGAGTCAATTAACGCACTCTCGTATTTTTGCTTTGCTAGCGCGTCTACATCCGCATCTGTGTATTTAACACCATTAGCAGACTGGTTTCCCGAAAGCTCAAGGATAGCCTCTTTTCGAGCAGAAGCTCTCACACGTCCGAGTGCGAGGGTACGCTTGAAGCCTTCGTCGATACCTTGAATTAAACGAACACCTCCTGATTGACCCAAGAAGTAGATGCGGTTCATCCGCTCAAGGACTGTCTCAGCTCCTTCTTGTCCCGCCTGCTGGACGAGGCTCTCTTTAGCTTTTGATGCTTTCTCTGCTCTCCTACGTGCGCGAGCTACCAGAGCAGCCTCACCTCTCGGTAGTGACATATTTTGAATGTCCTCATCCATCCTCCCAGCTTTGCGAGGGTCGGTAGCTGATTGGTTTTCTTTAAGCGTTCTACCTACGGCTTTACGGGTGTCCTTGGAGAACAGGTTCTTGAAATTAGCTAGGGATTCCACAATATCCACCTTTGCTAATTCACCTGCAAGCGGATTACCTGCGAACTTCTGGGCTGTGTAATTAGTTACGCCTCGGTTAACCTCTCTCACTAGAGCGATAGCACCTGTGGGAACACCAGCGAAGGCTGAGGGCAGCTGATTGATAAGAGCCATCTGGCGACTCTGAGCAATCCAACGCATAGACTTGGTAACAAACCCCGCGCTGTCGGCATCAAGAGCCTTGTAGAAGGCGTTCTCGATGTCCGTCATTAGTTGTAAACGAAAATTAATTTCCTCTTGTTTTGTTTTCTCTTTTTGCGCTTTGATTGGGCCTTCATCTAGTTCCTTCAGTCGTTGCCTCATGCGAGCCTTTGTCTGCGAAATCTTAGCTCGTAACTCTGCGACCTCTGGTGATGTATCAGAAGGTGCTTTGGGTTTTGTAGCTGTTGCTTGGCGTTGCAGAGTTATATCTCCAGAGGCTTCACGATTTGCCAACTCACCTAGTTGTCTTTTAAGCTTCAGAATCTCATCGACCTCAGCCTCCGACCTTTCATAAAACTTAATGCGGTCTTCGAGGTCTTTAATCTCTGGATTCTTAGGCTTCTTAGGCTTCGCATCTGCTTTTGACGCTGCTGTCTCACGAGCAACATCATCCCCAAAACGAGTGCGTAGTTCACCAAGACGTTTTTGAAGTGTTTCCTTCTTTTTAGCTAGTTGTTCTTTTGCTTTTTCAGCCTTCTGGTCGTCCGTGAGTTGTTTGCTTTCGGTTTTCTTCTTAGGCTTTTCGCTTTCCGTCTTTACTTTTGAGGTTGTAGGTTTCGGCGCTTCTATATCTTCCGTAAGTTCCTCCAAAAGAGTCTCGACGCTTTCTTCGCTCTTAGCGGTCGGAAAACCTTCTACGTCTTTACCACCTCGCTCAAGGGTGTCCTCAAGAATAGCTAGTTGTGCGTCTTCTTGTTGGCTGCGGAGACTATAGGTGTCTGTCCAGTTGTATTTGTCAGCATCCTTTCGAGCGGCTTGAAGTGTTCGACCAGCGGTAGTTTCTACCACGTCCTTTACCTCTCGGTTGACTTTGCGGAGGTCTTTAACCAACCCTAAGAGCTCTGCACGAGCCTCTGGGTCGTCTACGTCTTTCAGCTTACGAACCTGAGCACCAATGTTGTCGTAAATGTCCCTGTAAATAGCTTTAGCGTCCCGTTCAATGCGGGGCATCTGCTTGGACATATTAGTGCTATCTAAGCCAGCTACAGAGGTTCTAAGGGTCTCTATTCGCTCTCCACGAGGGGTAACGGGTTGCTTGGGTGCTGTAGAATCTACTTCGGGGGCAGCTTCAGGTGTCTTAGGGGCGGGGGTAGGCTCTGGGGTGTCTTTAATCTTACTCTTATCAAAGACAACGTAGTTATCTGCTGTCTTACCTGTTCCTATACCTTCAGCGGGGTCGTCAACATTCTTTAATATCAGTCCGTCTATAGAGTCATCAAAGTTAGAAGAGAAACCTAAGGTCTCCATCTCTGCAACTAAGTCTTCGTCGAGTCTAACACCATCCGCGAGGTCATCGTTAATTTCTTTAAGTCTTTTAGAGAGTTCTGAGGGTGAGCGGTCTGCTCCGTCAAAGAACACCCGTGAGCGTCCGTCAAAGTCAAACGTCATGGGGCGCTCAAGTTCTAAGCGTGACTCCGTGACATTACCATAACCCGCAGCAACATCTTTATCAGCAGAGAAGAAAGTGCCTTCAGAGTCAGCACCGCTAAATCTACCGTCTTCACCTCTAAATAC